GTGTCGCAGTATTTCTGCCACCAGCCAAACTCTAATTTATAAAGCCACTCTTGTGAAGCAACTTTAAAGTATGGTGCCCAATCAACTTGTAGAGCAGCCGCTCTGCGTTCCGCTGCCGGATCGTAGAACTGAATGTCTTCTACTGTTGCGTTTGAGATTCGTTGATATGGTACTGACATATTATATTATTTCCTTAGACATTGACTGAGTGTGTTTAGACACCCAGTCATTTTTCAATTTAGGCTTGAATGATGTTAATAGCACCGCCGCGACGTAGGTCACCGACGCCAGAACCAAAATAGCCGACACCAGTCAACCAAATTTGCAATCCACCTGGTACTTCACCAGTCTTCAATTGCAAGCCTTCTTTCATAACAGTGAACAAAGCACTGTCACCGAAATAAGCACCGACTAATACTGGATATACGCCGCTACCTTCACTTACGATAACACGTGAAGCACTCTGTAAGAAAGTAGTTGCCATTACCATACAACCGTAGATGTTTTCAATCTTACCTGTTGATAACAATTCGTTACCAAGAGCGGAAAGATTAGAACCACCAGTTTGTGATACTGCACCACCAGTTAACTCACTTAGCAAACGATTCAAACTAGAACCGATTACGCCGTCATCACCATTAGAATCAATAACGATCATTGGGTTACCAGGCATACGAGCAACTTTAAAGTTTTGCTTGATGTTACGAATCATTTGTGTAACAGTCGTTGCTGTGAAGCCTGTTACAGCAGAACTAGCAGTTCCGCCTGATGGTAGTAATTCCATAGCGCCTAATTGCAAGACACGATCAAATCCGTCTGCACTTGTTGCGTAGTATGTATTGCTTGGTGTTGCTTTGAAGCTTAAGAAAGCATTTGTAACACGCTGGTCAACCTTTTCAGCGAATGACTCACCAAGTTCAGCACCTAATGTAGCTGCCAATGTGAAGCTTGTTGTCCATCCGTAGAAGATATCGAATGCTGTTTGTGCAACTGCTGGAGTTGCTGTGATTGTACCTTGCTCTAGTGCAGGGTTCTGAACAACCGCGTTACCTGTACCAAATGTACCACCAGTGCCGTTAGCATTGTAGTCTTGGTATGTGATTGGTGCGAAGTTAGGTACTAAGAATGTTTGACCTTGAGTAGGTGCAACAACGTTAGTGAAGTTAACTAGACCGTTACTTTCGTGCATAGCACGTAATGCGAAATTGCTGATAGCTGTTGTGAAGCCATCGCCTTCATTATTTGGACCGCCGAGAACATAAGCCATAATATTTTCCTTTTAATTATAAGTTGGCAATCAGAGCACTTTGCGACTTGAACTTGATACACTCGCCGATACACCTAGACCTTTTAAGCCTACACCTTTACCTAGTCCATTCTTGTTAGCCCACGCATTGAATGCGGCAGGATCACGTGAATAGTCTGGTATAGATTCTTCTAATGCACCAGTAAAACTACCTTGTCCAGGTCTTAAACCTGATCCAGAATTGGAGTTGCTCTGTTTTAATAGCTTAGGATTACCTTGAGCTACTTCTTGAACCAATCCCTGGATTGTAAGTGGCATACCATCACTACCATAACGCTCTTGACCCTTCTGATTAACAATAGCATAAGTGCCATCGTCATTCCATTGAATATTGTTTTTAACTTTATTCAATGCATAATCAATAAGGTCTGAATCAAATCTGTCACCCATGGCTCGCTGAATATCAGAATCAAGTTCCTTCTCACGCAATCTTTGCTCTTTTACTGCTAGATCGTTTTGAAGTTTACTAAACTGCTCATGCAAGTCATTTGTTGTAACACGACTGTTAGAACTCTGCTGTTGCTTTGGTTGTCCACTTGGCTGTGCGTTGCCACCGTTATTGCTTTGAGCCCCTACACGTGCCATATATGCTAATGCATCTTCAACAGATTGGAATTGTGTTCCACTCGCATTTGAAAGTGCGTTTAGTAGTGACTGTGTTGTGCTTTTACGAATTGCACCTGGGTTAACGTTTTGCTCTCCTGCTTCACTCATAGAGTCCTGTGCAGTAACAGGGGCTACATCGTTGCCAACGAAATTTTGATTGTCCATTAATTGTTTCCTTTAACTTTACGTAGTTAGCGATTGTGTAATGTATTTATGCATTATGGATACAGATAGATTTATCTACCCGTATTCATACCAGTCAATATAACTGGAGCTACTTGTTGTGTATAGTATGTCATACCTATTTGCGTAACTGGCGTATCTACACCACCTAGCAATGATGCATTACCATCATTGCCAAATGATCCGTCTGATTCTGCTTCATTCTCACCATTGTCATATTCACCATTTTCGTCTTCACCATACTGTTCATGTTCTGGTATCATCGATTGATCTAAATCTCGGCTGAGGACTTCATTGTTCTGCTCAGTCATTAAAGTTCTAAGATCCGGATCAGCGATTGTTTGAATGTATGCTTCTTCATATTCTGGTATTGCAGTGTCAGGAGCAAGCATACCGATAATTTCTTTAGTGATTAATGCTTGAATCATTGGATTGTCACCAACAAGTTCTTTTGCACTCTTGATGATAGCCATACGATAGTTTGTATCGTGTGCTTCATAGTCTGTGTTATAGTTTACTTCACCTGCCCAACGAACATTCATAAAACGTGCGGCAAATGTATAAATCATTTCTTCTGTAACTTCCATCAATCTAGCTTTACTCTTAGCTAATCGATGCAATTGCTTGCGTTCTTCAATGATAGCAACGCCACTAGCAATTTGATTCTTAGTATTCCTTAGTCCACCTAAGCCCGAAAGTGCCTCAATCTGTTCAAGGATATCTTGTTGCGCTTTGATAATTGCATCAACGTCTCCGGTGTCAACGGGGATAGCTTCTACTTGTCCCTCGTTTGCTCTCACGATAGCTCCCGCGTGAACAGGAATACTAATTCCTTTGTCTGCACGAATCAATGTATGTGCAAACTGTAATGCTGTATACTTCTCGCACTCTAATTTGTAATATTCACGCATTGCATCACTTGCGCCGTCAATATCACTAATGCCCAAATCGATTGTTCTTGGGTCTCTGCGACCATATGCGATGAAGATTGGTAGACTCATGCCAGGTGGGTAAGTGCCGGTGCCAATTAGTTCAGCGGCTTCTTCCATGTTGCTAGGACCTTTTTTAACTTCATAGCTTTCCCAATATGATGGAGTTGTTGCATCACCCAATGTATAACATTTAATGTAGTAACAATCTGTTTCTTCCATCTCCATAACTGTAACATGCTTAAGCATTGGGCGACCACCATAGTAATCAAACTCCCAGTTCCATACATTCAATGGATTAATAGCGCAAACATAAGGACGACCTAGATTACCTTGACCTGCTTGTGGCATATCAACTGCTACCCAGCAATGTCCATAGATACTTGTTAGATCACCAATGCTCTCCATGAAGCCATTCATTGAACGATTAGTTAAGTCAGCGTCTAGTAAGAATAAGTCTGCCCATTCAGTGTTCTTAGGTTCTATTCTTGCACCAGTTGGAGTACAGAATTGCATGTTACGCTTAATGCCTGGCTCAAACAATACATCATTAATTGTGTCAACGATGTAACGACAGATTGGTTGAGCGATTGTGTTAGATACTAGGTCTAGATAGAGTGTGCTATCTTCACTAGGTCTTTTCTTACGCACGAACATCTTGAAAGGTAGTCCCCCAAGATATGCATATTGATATGCCAACATCTCATTGTAGATGCTAGAATATATTGGGTTACGCTTTAGTAATTCTGCTTTTGTTTTCATATTTTTATTTTTCTCACATAAATAGGCATTTAGTAGATAATGTATTTATGCATTACCTATACTCTTGCACTTATCACCATGGTATCTGGCGTACGCTGGATTACTTATTGAACGATTGCAATGGATACAATAGGTTTTAGGCATCTTTTTACCACGCATTCCTCCACCATTATTGATATGCTGACCAAATGGCTTTGCACGTCCTTTGTTAAGCATGTCTTGCGTGTTGTCGCTACGTGTACCAAGATTTAAGTGAGCTGGATTAACACATATGGTATTATCACAACTATGCATCACTATAAGATGATCTGGTATCTTAGCTTGATTATGTTCTTCATAACTTACTCTATGTGTTGTACGCATACGTTGTGCATCACGAATCATACCATAACCAATATTGTTAGTACCACCTTGCCATTCCCAACAATCTGTTACCTCATTAACAATTACTTTGTTTAATAATCGTTCTAATAAACTGTATTCACTCTTTGGTCTACCCATAATTAACTCCATACTTGATAGTCTTCAACTTGGTCACCGTTCATGATTTCTTCCCATGTTGGACCACCTGGATATAATGGACTATCAGGCATATGCTCTGTTCCAGGTCTGTTTCTATTTGAAAATCTTGGATCCATACCTACGAACTCAGCGATACCTGTTGATTCATGTGTGATAGGGAACAGATAGTGTATGCCATATCTTATGCAATCAC